CGACGTTCTTCCGATCTCCAGCGCTCGCTTGCATGCTTGGGGACGAAGAAAGCTGATACAGCCGCCCTGTTGCATCAGCATTCCCGTCGAAAAATGTGTCGCTGGCCGTCCAACTCACCTGCTTGAACAGCAGGTAAACAGTCTCCGGCTGGTTCAGCGTGAAGGCGTCGCATTTCAGGAAATGCGAAGTCCCGTTGAACAGCACCGTACCGTCAGCTTGCAGCGCAGGCCGGTTCGCGTCCGCCCCTTGCTTCAGGTGACGCCCGTTACCCGAAATGTCGTCCCATTGCGATACGCCAGAGCCGGTGACCGTGATGCCCTGATCCATGCGGAACCACGCCGCAGGGCCGAGCGAGCGGATGTAGGCGTCGAGGGGCGCCCAATGCACGGCGCGGTGGATGCGGTACACGACGGCTGCCTAGTGCTG